GCAACGACTCCATTAAACACATGGGCGCACGCCTGTGCTGTCTTCTCGTCAAATTCATCGAGGTCAATTTTTTTAAACGGCGGCAATTCGCAAACAAGCACCGTCGCTACTAGTTCGCAGGGGGCATTCACTTCAGCAAACATATTTGCCAGAACAGCGGCGAGCAGTGTGGGGACTTTTTTTCAAGGTTCAATTGCAGAATTTGGCATCTGGTCCGCCGCCCTCACCGCCGACGAAATCGCCTCTCTCGCGAAGGGCATGACCTGCGACAAAGTGCGCCCGCGGTCCCTCGTATTCTACGCTCCCCTCGTCCGTAACCTCATCGACGCAAGAGGTGGCCTCACCATCACCAACAACAACGGCGCAACCGTCGCCAACCATCCCCGAGTCTATGCCTAATTATTACAACATCCACGACCCAGCCGACCTCCGCGACCTCCCGCAAAGCCTCCTCGCCGAGTGGGCCGAGGCCAACAACCCCAAGCGCGCCGAGTGGCTCCCCGCCCCGGCCTCGCCAGCGGAGAACGCCGTCTGGAACGCAGGCCAGTGGACTATCCCCACGCCACCCGCCATCACCGCCGAAGACCACCTCGCCGCCTCCGGCTACAGCCCCCTCCGCCTCCTCACCTGCCTCGACCTAGAGGGCAAACTCCGTGCCACCGGCAAATCCTCCCCCAAGCTCGCCGCCGTCCGCGTGTGGCTCGACACCCTCACACTCGCCGCTGCCGCAAACCCCGACGACGCCCGCCCCGACTGGCCCGCCGCCCCGCATCCCTTCGATCAAGTCCTCGCCGAAGCCCTCACCGCCCTCAACTCCTAACCGCACAACACCATGGCCAACGAACTGAACATCGCACTCTCAACCGGGCTCACCGTCACCGCCCAAGCCTACACCGCCGGAGCCGCCAGCGGCTCCGCCATCAGCCTCTCCGAAGTCGGCAGCTCCGGCTTCTACACTGGAAACATGACCGGCAGCGCAGGCACCTACCAACTGGTATTCCTCTCGGGAGGAGCCACCGTCGGCACCGGACAGATCAACTGGAGTGGCACCGCCGAAGTGCCAGTTTCCACCCTGACCACCGCCGACATCCCCACCGCCGCGATCTCAGCCATCCAGGCGAAAACCGATGCCTTGCCCAGCGACCCCGCAGACCAAAGCCTCGTCGAGTCCGCCATCTCCGCCCTCTCGATCCCGACCGTGGTCCAGATCCGCACCGAGCTAGATTCCAACAGCACCAAACTGGCAAACCTCGACGCAACGATCTCGAGCCGTTCAACCCTCACGACCGGCGACCTGCCGAGCGTGCCTAGTGCCGCCTCGGTGGCCTCCGCCGTGCGCACCGAACTGACCGAGCTTTCTAATCTGGATGCCTCGGTTTCTAGCCGTCTGGCCTCGGCAGCCTACACCGCCCCGACCAGCGCCCCGACAGCCGCCGCTGTGGCCTCCGCCGTGCGCACGGAATTGACCGAGATCAGTAATCTGGATGCTTCGGTGTCGAGCCGACTTGCCTCGGCGTCTTACACAGCGCCAGCCAACTCAGACATCTCCGCGATTAAGAGCAAAACCGACAACCTCCCGGCTTCGCCCGCAGCGGTATCCGACATCCCGACCACCGCGCAAATCGCAACCGCAGTCGAAGGATCGCTCCTCAACGAGGCAGACGGCCAAGCCGTGCTCAACGCCCTCGTCGGCGCCATCGGCAACCAGAATGTGGACGAAATCGCCCTCGTCGCAGCCATCCGCAGCGACCTCGAGCGCAGCGGCGGAAAACTCGACAGCATCCCGACCGATGCCGCTCCCAGCGCGTCCTCCGTGGCAAGCGCCGTCTGGTCCGCAAGCACCAAGGAGATCACCGGCGGCACGGTCACAACATTGACCAACTCGCCCGATGTGCCGACCGAATCCGAAATCGCCGCCCAAGTCCGCACCGAGCTCTCGGTCGAACTCGGCCGCATCGACGCCGCCATCAGTTCACGCCTCGCGCCATCCGGCACCTTGGCGACCGTCACGACCCTCACTAATGCGCCAACAGTCCCAAGCGCTGCCGCCATCGCCGACGAAGTCCGCGTGGAACTCGCCACCGAACTCGCTCGCCTCGACGCCCCGGTCAGCGGTGCGACAGCCCCAAGCGCCGCCACCGTGGCCAGCCAGGTCCGCACGGAGTTGACCACCGAACTCGCCAAAGTCTCGGCCCTCAACACCGAACGCCTGGCGAATGTCGCGACCACAGCCATCGTAGGCCACCTCATCAGTCAGGCGAACAGCTAATGAGCACAGAAGTTGTCCGAAACAGACCAGGGGTAAAAATGAGCGTCGGCGAGTTCATCGCCGCGCTCGCCCTGGTGGCAACCGTCTTCTCGGCCTCCCAAGCGTGGTGGATTCTTCCCGAAAAAGTTTCCCGCGTGGAGGTGGAAAACGAAAAGCAGGAAGCTCGCCTGCAAAAGATCGAATCCACCGCCGCCGACCGAGCCGAGACATTGGCCCGCATTGACGAGAGAACCAAACGCATCGAGCAAATCCTCGCCAACCGCCAGTGAGCGGCCTTTGACACCCCGCCGCGAAGCATGAAAGCAATCCTCTTTGTCCTCGATCGTCTCAGCGAAAACAGCACATGGCGCGGCCTGATCCTCGTCGCCGTCGCCCTCGGCGTGAAGATCGAGCCTGAACTTCAAAACCAGATCATCGCCGCCGGCCTCGGCCTAGTCGGCACGATTAATATTTTCCGAAAAGGGAAATAATGAACCCCAAGCAAGTCGCCGCCGTGCTCATGATTCTCGGCTGGCTCTTCCTCGCCATGGCTTTCTTGACCAGCTGCGTGGCCGTCCCAATGCCTCCATTCGGAGACCGCATCGGCGAGGCTGGCACGCTCCACATCCGCGCCACGGTCCGCTTCGAGCCACGCCTGACCGAAAGCGAAGCCGCGAACCGCGACCTCTGGAACGCTCTTGGTGAGTTCCAAAAAACCCTGCCCGCCCTGAAGGACAAATGATCTCCCTCCTCGCCCGCTTCTTCATGCTGCCACGCCCGGCGCAATCCCCCGCGCCCGCCCCTGAGCCGAAGCCCGCAAAGCCAGCAGCCAAGCCCGCCAAAACCTCCGGCACCATCAAGCCCGAGCCAAAATTTTATCAGCAGACGAACAAGCGCACGCCAAACATCTCAGCGGGCCGCGTCATCAAGCCCACCCACATCATCCTGCACCACACCTCCGGTGCTTACGCCGGATCCGTCGCGTGGTGCCTCAATCCGGCCAGCAAAGTCAGCTACCACTGCATCATCGCTCGCAACGGCAAGCGCACCGTCCTCGCCCTGCCCAGCCAACGCACCTGGCACGCCGGGGTCAGCTCGTGGCAAGGCCGCAAAGATGTCAACTCATTCAGCGTCGGCATGGCATGGGAAGGCGACACCTACACGACCACCCTCAGCGAGGACGCCCTCCTCAGCGCCGTGGAATACCTCCTCCCCATCTTGCGCGAGCACCACATCCCCCTCGCCAACATCCTGCGCCACGCCGATGTCGCCCCCGGCCGCAAAGACGATTGCTCCCCCACCGCCCACGCCGCCCTGATCGCGGCTCTAAATAAGGTGCTCTAGGGCAACAACGGGCAACACTCCCGTAACTCATTATAAAACAAACCCAAGAAAGCGACTTAAAATCCGTTGATCCGAAAGGGTCGTGCGGGTTCGAGTCCCGCCGCCGGCAGAGCGACTTGTGACGATTTGAGCTAGGTTTTATGCGGGTTGGCGGGTATTTGGCTTTCAGAAACAACGGGCGGGAAGTGGCGGCTTGTGGAAGAAAATAGTTGAGATTTCGGGCAACACGGGCAACAAGTGGGCAACAGACCATGAGTGCCTTTCTTGTCAGTCCATACCCGCAGCGGCCCAGCACGCCTTGGAAGCTGACGATTCCGCAGAAAATTTTTGGCCGTCGCATTCGCCGGTTTTACCGCACCGAGGCGGAGGCTTGGGCGGCTGGTCCGGGGTTGATGGAGAAACTTCAGAAAGGTGGGACGGATTCGCTCGCGGAGGATCAGGCGAGGGGCATGTCGATGAAGTCGGCGGTGCGGGATTACATCGCCTCCAAGGCGGGCAGCTCGGAGCGGCATCGTGAGAAACTGGAAAAGATTTGCGGGGAGCTTTTGGATGCGTTCCCTGGCGCGGTGGCGGCGGTCACTCCGATGCAGGCGGCTCGGGTCTTTGGAAAGATTAAGGGCGCGCCGACGACGCGGGCGGGGTGGCATCGTTACGCTTCGGGATTTTTTCGGTGGTGCGTCGATATGGAACTCCTCGACCGGAATCCATTTCGGCGCGTCGTGGCGCCCGAGGCGGAGTCGAAGCGGTCACTGATCTCGGCGAAGGAACTCCGGGCGATTCTGGATGCGGAGATGTCGGATGCTTTGCGCGCTTGGTTTTTGCTGGGTGCGTTTGCGGGTCTGCGGTCGATCGAAGTCCATCGGATGCGGTGGGAGGATGTCGATCCAAAGTCCAGCCAGATCGAGGTGCGGCGGGAGGTTTCGAAACAATCAAGCGGCCTGCCGGAGCGCATTGTGGATTTCACGGAGCCGCTGGCGAGGCGGAAGGATTTTTTCAAAGGAAAATCGGGGCTGATCGTGGTTGCGAAATCGCTCCGCCTTTATCGGGAGCGGGAGGCGCTGATCGAGCGGCTGAATGAGGCGGGCTTGGTGCCGTGGGCCATGCTTCCCGAGAACGCCCTTCGGCACTCTTTCGCTACCTACCACCTCGGCCGCTGCCAGGATGCAGGCAAGACCGCGCACCAGCTCGGGCATTCTTCAACGGCGCTCGTGCTCAAGACCTATGCCGTTCCTTCGCGCAAGGCGGACTGGCGGGCGTGGTGGAGGATTTAGGCCAGCGGCTCATGGCCGTAGGCTCGGAGGAGCTGGCGCATCAACTCTGATTTGGCATCGGCGCCGACGAAGCGGAAAATGAGGATATGAACTTCACGGCTGAATAGCAGGAAGACCCGCTTCCGCTCGGCAATAGTGCGCTCAAGCATCCAGCCTTCTTCGCCGAGACGATTTAATGTTTTCTTGAGCCGGTCAGCGTCAATCGTTCCGCTGAATAGGCGCGTTTTAAAAAACTCGACATGATAGGTGTGTGGCATATTCATTCCCTCCTAGTTTTTTTTGTATTGGTGATATGAGAGGAGTGTCGGGCAGTTTCCGCAATCTCTTCTTTTGCTTTGGCGCTTAATATACTGCTTCCGAGATCTTGCTCGATCAGGTTGTTCAAATACCCGCTCAAACTGCGGTGTTGTTCTTTGGCGCGTTTTCTCGCGGCGGCAGACAATTCCTCAGTGGCTCGAAAGGCAACGAATTTGGTTTCTTTTGTGCTCATACGTTAAAAATAATTTAACGAGCGTGCACATTTCGCAAACGAATTTTAAAAAATTGCGAAAATATTTTTTCGCCCGCAGCGCTTGTGTTTATGCGGGTGTCAAGAGAAATCTTTATTAGATGAACACCCCCCTTGATAAGATTTGATTGCTAAATGTGCACAAATTGAAAAGAAGTGTGCACATGGAAAACGACGACAAAAACGAAGGCACGACCTTCATCGGGTTCCGGGTGCCGATTGAGCTGCACGCTCTGGCGCTCGAAAAAACAGAAGGAAAATACAGCACCCTTTCTGAATACCTGCGCGACCTAGTTCGCCGGGATTTGGAAAAAGGACAACGCGAGGAGGCAGCATGAACCTCTCCGATGTTTACATAGACATGGACGAGGCGAAACGCCTCTCGGGTTTTTCTTCCCGATCCATTCGTGAATATATCCGGCGCGGCGAATTTGCGGCGACGATGCCACGCGGCCGCTGCGGCGGTTGGCACATCGTCCGCCAATCGTTTCTCGACTGGTGGGGCTATAGGAACGCCTCCACCGCAAACCGCACGACGATTCCAGCACGCAAAAGGAGGGCGGCCTGATGAACCTCTACTATTGCACGGCAAACGGGGTCTTTGGCCGGTTCGGCGATTATGTTTGGGCGAAGTCCCGCGTGGATGCCGAGCTGGATTTTCAGAACAAGCACCACACCTGGCCGACATCGACTCGGCTGGAACGGAGGGCGGCGTAATGGACTTCGAAACCACACTCCGCTGTATCGGCTACGCGATTGACTTCCTCCAAATCCTCGCACTGCCAGTCATTTTGGCGGCGATCACCTGGAGGCTCGCACGATGAGCCGGTGGATCCCCGCAGCGGTGGAGATGCCAGACGAGGACATCGAGGTCATCATCCACACGGCAGACGACGATGTCGCAACTGGCTTTTTGGATGGCGGCGTTTGGCGGTTCACGAATGCGGCCCGCGTTTTGGTGCCGGTCCTTCACTGGCAAAACCTCCCCGAACCTCCCGAGGAGGGCGCGAAATGAGCGCGTGGGAAGCCGTTCTTCTCTCCTCGATCGCCTTCGGGTCCATGTGGGCCTGCTACCGACTCGGCTTTCGTGATGGGCGCATGAATGAGCGCCGTCGCCAAGAGCGCTACTACCGCCGCGAGGAGTTCGGGCGCGACTGGGACAACATGGAGGATTTCGACTGATTTTGCCTCGCTAGTCCCCAAGGGGGACGCAGGGGCCAAGGGGGGCAGCGCATCCCAAAAAACGCTGACCAAACAACAAACAACCAGAGTGATATGAAAATTGTAAAAGGAAAACAACAACGGCCACAGCGGGTGGTCATTTACGGGGTGGAAAGCGTCGGCAAGACGACTTTCGCCAGCAAGTTCCCAAATCCTCTCTTTCTCGACATCGAGGGCGGCAGCAACCACCTCGCCGTTGACCGTGTGGCGGTCTCGACTTGGAAAGAACTCGGCGAGTGCATTCAAGAAGCCAGCCGGACGGATTACGAGACGGTGGTCATCGACTCGGCAGACTGGGCGGAGCGGTTGGCGGTTGAAGACCTGCTCGCTACGAACAAGAAGCAGAGCGTCGAGGATTTCGGGTTTGGCAAGGGCTGGGTGATGGCGGCGGAAAAGGTCAGCCGGTTTTTGACCGCCTTGGATGCGCTCATCGACAATGGCAAGCATGTGGTGGTCCTGGCGCACTCCAAGGTGCAGCGCACCGAGCCGCCGGACATCCTCGCCGCTTACGACCGCTACGAGTTGAAGCTCTCCAAACAGTCCTCGCCGCTGGTTAAAGAGTGGGCGGATGAGTTGTGGTTCTTCCGCTTTAAGACCAAGGCCGTTTCGCAAGAGAACGGCAAGGCCAAGGGCATCGGGGGCAAGGAGCGCATCATCCTGACAACCCACTCGGCGGCCTATGACGCCAAGACCCGCTCGGGCCTCGCCGAGGAGTTGCCAATGGAATGGGAATCCGTGGCGCATCTCTTTGGCAAGCCTGCGCCCAAAACCTCAGAGCCTGCCGTCGAAATCCTCGGTGCCGAGACGATGGCGGCGATCGAGTTGCTGGAAGCCAACGAGGACGCGGTGAATGCCTTCCTGACCGGCAACGGCTCCATCCAAGAGGGCGAGACCTGGCGCAATGCCTCGCCGAAGTTGCTGGCGCAAATCAAAACCCGCCCGCAGGCGCTCATCGCTAAGGCAACCGCACAAATGGAGGTGGCGGCGTGAGCGGATTGACCACAGAGGACACAGAGGTCACAGAGTTGGTGGTAAAGGAGATCAGTCCGAGTTCCCTGCCAAAGCTGGCCGAGTGCGCCCTGTTTACGAGCGCACCCGGCACCAGCCCGGCAGCAGAGCGTGGGACGCTTCTAGACAAGGCGATCCGCGAGCTTTTGGTTGATGATCCCACGACCTTCGACGCGCTGACCGCCGAGGATCAAGCGGTGGCGCGGTGGGGCGCGGACGAACTCCGTTCGCTCTCGGGTGGCTACCATGTCGAGACGCGCGAGGAGCATCTCGGCATGGAGGTGCCGGGCCTTTCGAAGCCCGGCACGGCCGACGCGGTTTGCGTTCGCGCTCAATGGGTGGCAGATATAAAAACGGGCCAAGTCCGCAACTACCGCCAGCAACTCGCGGCCTACGCGCTGGCCTGCATGGTCGAGCATTTCGCCAACTCGTGGACGGCGCATGTGATCTATGTCGATCAGCGACTCCGCCGCACCTACGATTTCACCCGCGACCAGGCGGAAGCCACGGTTTCAAACCTCATCGCCGAGGCGTCGAGCCGATTAGCGGAGCCGACGCCTAATGAATACTGCGGGTGGTGCGCTCATTCCAACTCGTGCCGCGCGCTGGTGCGCCAATCGAGCGCCGCGCTGGCGCTGGTCAAGTCCGACCTCGCGCTCTCCGACATCCGCGACCAAATCCTCGCTAATCCGGTCGAGTTGAGCGCCTTCGCGGCGAACTGGAAACTCGCCGAGAAGGAAATCGCCAAGCCGGTTCTGGAGGCTCTCAAAGAACGCCTCGCCGCTGGTGAGGACATTCCAGGCTGGAAGGTCACGACCGGCGCGGGCCGTCAATTCGTGGAGGCCGATGCCATCGCACGAGCATCCGCCAATGTTTCCAAGGAGACGCTCATCCTCGCCCTCGGCGGGACGATGAGCGCCGACAAATTTCGCCAGTTCTGCCTCGAAGCCGGGGTGGAAGTGGATGAATCCGCGGTGAAGGCAGGGTCACCGATAAACACCCTGCGCCAAATCAAATCCAAAAAATAATATGCCAACATACAAACAGAGTGAACCTAAGCCGGTCTATTTCGTCGAGCCGGGAACCTACAAAGTCGAAATCGTCAACGCCATGGAGAAGCTATCCAAGGCCGGAAACCCGATGATCAAACTCATCTGCCGAGTCGAGATCGGCGAGGGCGCCAAGGGGCCAGAAGTCCATGAGCACTTGACCTTCACCGAAAAAGCGGGGTGGAAGATTGACCAAGTGCGGGAAGCCTGCGGGTTCGCCGTAGTGCCAGGGGAGGACATCGATGTGCAGCCCGAGGATTTCATCGGCAAGACGGCCACGGTCGTTCTTGGCGAGGAAGAGGGTGCCGATCCCGGCCATCGCTTCAACACCCTTGAGCGCTGGGTTTCCCCCAAATCCTCGGCCCCCGCGCCGAAGGCCAAGCCTGCCAAGGAGACGGACGACATCCCGTTTTAAACTGAAACATTAAAATACAATATTATGAATAGTCCAAATAATAGAAACACACTCAACCAAAAAGAAAAATTTATTTTATGGCAATGGGTGAACGAAAATAAAAATGAGATTTCAATGCTTACCGACATTGAATCAAGCAAGAAAGCAACTGAAATACTTGGTTTTAATATTTCAGGTGCAAATATTTCTGCTGCAAGAGGAGTTGTTGGATTAAAAAGAAAAAGAGGCTCTGGGTTAAGTAGATCCCCAAAGTCAGGTTCAGCTACGCTTGCTAGGATAATGATTGACTTCATTAATCATATTAACGCTCAAAGCGTTTTTAAGTATGATATTCCTGTTGTTTTAACTCAAATAATGAAAAAAGAAAAAATAAGTAATAACTGATTGAAACACCGGGGCGCGGCGTGGATACGCGCATTTTTAACCCAATGGGAGCAACTAAACAACACCAGCTTGAGGAGATAAATAAAGAATCTGAGCGAATGGATGCCGAAGCAAAAGCCGAAGGGTTTGATGATTACGCCGAATACGAAGCGTATTTGGCCGCAATGGAGAAGCAAGATTAAAATGCTCCCTGAAATCACCCTCCGCCTAGCCATTTGCGCAAACGCCTGCCCTATCGGTCCACGGCTCGAGCGCGGCACGCCGTTGCCGCCTTATCAGCACACCTATGCACTTAAAGAGGCACGGCAAGCCAAGGCGGACATGCAGCGGGTGCGGGAATACATCGAACGGAACCACAACACGAAGAAGGGGAGGAAATAATGACATCCGACCAAGCATATCAATTTGCTGATTCCGATTTAGATAACGCGTTGGAGATTTGGGAGTCACGAGACAAATCAAGATATGATTTGGCAGAAGAGGCTTACAAGCGAGCGGTGGCAATTAGGGATAAGTTTTTCCCTGATGAAATTTTGAAAGATTTAATAAATGACTGAAAGATTAGCATATCCAGAAAAGGAAAGTGCGGTAATCGGGTTTCTTGGTGCTAGTGGATTTCGTGGCATTCCCCCGGAAAGCATTGCAAACCCGGAAACATTCACCAGCACTCTGAATGGAGTGTTTTATGCTGCCGCAATCAATCTGCACATGCAGAAGCGTCCTGTTCTGAATTGGACGATCATTGAAGAGGTTGAGAATAATAAGTTTTGGCTTAAAGCGGTGCAGGATGCGGCTTCCGAGGCGGGGATGCCAGATTGGCGTGATGGGTTAGCTGCCGCAGATAAATCGATTGTAAGGAATCCTGATGGCGGCCTGGTAATTGGTGAATTTTTGCAAGATATTGCTGACGCTGCTTCCAAAAGGACGGCAACACATATCGGAGGCCGGTTGGCTCGTGCGGAAATATCCCCGCAAGAAGCCAGTGAAGAATTACAGAAGGTTTTGGCTCCAAGGAAAGCCAGGATGCATGGCGTCGAGGTGCATTCGTTTGAGGATCTTTGGAAATACAAGCCCGAGGCTGATCCGAGCGCCTTGCTTGGAGATCGTTGGGTTTGCCAGGGCGGTCAGCTCCTTTTGGTGGGGCAGTCAGGCGTGGGGAAATCTTCGCTAACGGTGCAGGCGGCAATGATGTGGGCGCTAGGGTTGCCATTTTTTGGGATTAAGCCGGAGCGGGCGCTTCGGTCGCTTTTTATTCAAGCGGAAAATGATGTTGGCGACATGGCGGAGATCGTGCAAGGGGTCATGTCCTATGTGGTGGCTTCGGCCAAGATGCCGCAGGGTGATGCCGTTAAGAAGCTCAAGGATAATGTTGTTTTCGTTAGAGTGACGGCACAGACGGGGGAGGCTTTCGTTGAGGTGGTGCGGGAGCTGCTGGAGAAACATGGGCCGATGGATTTGGTTTTCGGCGATCCGCTCCTGTCTTACATTGGGGATGATATTTCACAGCAGGCAGTAACTTCGCATTTTCTTCGTGGGTTGTGCAATCCACTGGCTTTCGAGCACAAGTTTGCCTGGGTGTGGTCACACCATACAGGGAAGCCGCAAAGTGATAGCAAGGGTCGCCAGCATTGGAACGCAAATGATTTCGCTTATATCGGGCTGGGTTCTAGTGAGCTAACAAACTGGGCTCGGGCAATCTGTGTTCTACAGACGACGAAGCACGATGGCATTTTTAAGTTGCTCATGGCAAAGCGAGGGCGCAGGGCAAATATCTGCGACTCGCTTGGGCATCCCACTATTGAAGTAGTGCTTAAACATGCCGACCAAGGATTGCATTGGGAACCGTCAGAGCTTCCAGAAGAGCCTGAGCAAGATCATAACCCTAAACAAAAACATGGGCGGCCTCCTGCGTTGTCGCCTTTACAAGAAGCAGAACTAATTGCCATGCAGCAGTCTTGGCCCAACGGCAAAAGGGGCTTTTATGAAGATGCTGCCAAGAGATTTAAGGTTTCAAGAGACACCATCGAACGATTTTTCACACGACAAAAAAAGGAGCATGAAACAAATGCCGCAAAATAACCGCAAAAAGGCCGCAAAATTTGATTTTTGCGGTGCATGGATGACTGCCGCAAAAATACTGCCGCAAAATCCCCCCTTAAGGGGGGGGATTATTTTGCGGTCAGCTATTTTTCCGGCGTCGTCATTTCCAACCATGAATACCGCAGAAATGTTTTTTGCGGAAAACCACCAACATCCTTCCAAATGAAACTCTACATAGGAATAGACCCCGGCCTGTCCGGCGGTATCGCATTCATCCCAACCCTCGGCGACCCATGGGCGCACAAAATGCCCGAGACCGACCGCGACCTCATCGACCTCATCGGCGATGCCATTTCGCTGGCAGAACCCCGGGCGGTGCTGGAGTTGGTCCACTCCTCGCCGCAGATGGGCGTTAAATCGGCTTTCACCTTCGGCGAGGGGTATGGGCGCTTGCAGGCGGTTCTGACCGCGCTACGCGTCCCCTACGAGCGCGTGCGGCCTCAAGCGTGGCAGAAGGCCATGGGGTGTTTGACCAAGGGCGACAAGAATGTGTCGAAGCGCCGGGCACAGGAGCTTTTCCCGACCCTCAAGGTCACGCACGCCACGGCGGATGCGCTGCTCATCGCGGAATTCAACCGGAGGACGGCACGGCCATGACCTACGACGACAAAGGGTGCCGCGAACTCATGTGCGCCTTCATTCGCCAGACCGTCTTCGATGTCGATGCCAAGACGGATTTTGCGAACAAAAACAAGAACGCCGAGTGGGAACTCCACAAGGCCAGCGCGATCCATTTCATACGCTCCCCGATTTTTGTCTCCCTCTGCCGCACCCTTCGACTCCCTGCCGACAAAATCCAACGCCGAGCCTTCCAATGAACACCTTCACCGCACGCGACGGCGAACCCGCCTACATGCCAGACTTCGACATCGACGCACCCGAGGACATCCTCGCCGATGAACTCGGCACGACGCCCGCCGTGGCCCGCAAGGTCATCGCCATGCTCCAAGCCGCCGAGGTGCGCCAGCAGGCGCTCACGCTTGGCAAGGTCGTCGGGCTTTTGCTCGAAACGAACAACCTGCCGGTCATGGCCAACGCTATCGCCTTCGCGGCGGGCCTCGACCAGTTGAACGGGAAAAAGTCCCAGGCCGAAGTCGCGCGGGAGCTAAAGGTCACACGCGCCCTCGTCTCCCATTATGTCGTCGGGGTTCGGGATTTCCTATCAGGCAAAAGCCAATCCTTCGACTGCACCAAGTTCCGTAAGTCCAACAAGTCGCGCCAGACCTTCAGAGAGAAAGCGACCGATCCATTCACGGCGGCCAAGGCGGCTGCCATCGCCAGATACAAAGCCAGCAACCACATCACCACAAAATGAAACTAATCGACCAAGCCATGTTCACGCTCAATGCGCTGAACCTACCCGACACCCTCACCCCTGCCGAGTGGACGAACATCCACCGCGACATCCTCGTGTGCAAGCGGGCCGCCTCCAAGTGGCTCAGCCAGTCGAGGGACTACAGCACGGCACGCTGGGGCATGGAGTTCTGCGCCGACACCGAGGCTCAACTCGAGCTAGACCTCGGCCTTACATTGACCGAGGAGAAGCCAACCCTTAACCCTGACGACAAGACCAAGGCCATCGTGACCATCGAGGGATTGAGCCAGAAGTTCACCGTGTGGGAGCGCAAGATGAGCGATGACATCGGCAAGTGGGACCGCGACCGGCTCACCCGCGCCCTCGAGCTACTCACGCCTATGGAGACGACAGCGGCACGGATCCGGGGGCTATTGGCATGAAGATATCCACTAAAAAACTGGAAGCCTTAAACAAAGGCAAATCAAGATACAGGGAAAGCTGCATGGAATTATCACAAGCAAAAGGCACTATTGAGCAGTATAAAAATGATTTAGCTGATTCTAAATTAAATAACAACAAACAAAAGACGGCAGAATTAAGGGTGTTAATCAGAGAGCAACGAGCCGTTGTTGAGAAGATTCAAATAAGAAACCATCACGATAAAAGAGATTTACTAGATTTAATCCGAGATTGTGAGACTGAAATACCTGACAGAGTTTTACACACAAAGTCAGACAGCGGCATGGGTCGATTTGATTCTTATGGCGGTATAAGATCAAACATAAGCAATAGGTTTTCTGATTTTGGGTTAGTCAATCCATGACCTGCCCAACCTGTGGCACCGACACCCGCGTCATTGCCACCCGCGAAGGTTACAGGCGCAGACTATGCAAGGCAGGGCATCGGTTCGTCACCATCGAACAGGCGCACGAAACAAAATTCCCATGGCCATCCAAACCCAAGCGCAAACCATTAAAGAAGAAAAAGAAACCAAAGCAAGACGACAAATGGATCGAACGCATCAACGCGAAGCTGGCCGACTCCGATTGAGGGGGGCGGCATGGGAACCCTACCGAAATGGTTCGACCATCGCAGTTTGCCAGTCGCTCGTTATTCTTTTGAGCGTTGCATAATTTGACATCGTTGCACAAGCCGTGGGCATCACGGAATTAAGCAACGCGTTAAGCATCGACAAGTCGGTCGTCTCCCGCCTCGTCAAAAAAGGCATGCCCACGACCAGCGTGGACGCCGCCCAGGCGTGGCGCGAATCGAACGCTCCGCCGCGCGCCAAGCGCGGGCAACGCGGCACACCGCCCCCGGCGCCGAAACTCTCAAAGGTGGCCGAACCTCCGAGAGTGTCAGAGCCTGCCGAGCCTCTGCCAGTTCCTCCACCGCCGCCGGTTCACGACAGCGCACCCGAGCCGGACGACGAAGACAACACGCCGCGCCAATCCCTCCGCCGCGCCCGCCTTGCCGAGAAAGTCGGCTACAACGAACTCGTCATCTGCAAGCGCAACGGCGGCTCGGTCGAAGACATCCGCAAGGCAAACCAAATCTACATCGCCAGTCGGAACAACCGCATCAAGGCCGAGAAGGATTTCAAGGACTGGCAACGCCAGGAAGCCATCACCCTCTTCTACGACGAAGCGCGCGACATCACGAGCCGCCCGCACATCACCGCCAAGCAGCTCCTCGAAGTCATGCCCAAGACCCTCGCCACCCGGCTGCACGGCCAACCGCAGAAAACCATCGAAGCCACCCTCGCCGAGTGGGCCGACAACCTAACGACCATCATCCGAAAAGCCATATGACCATCGAACACCTCAAAACCTCCGACCTAATCCCCTACGCGCGCAACGCGAAAAAGCACGACGCCAGCCAAGTCGCCAAGCTCGCCGGGAGCATCCGCGAGTTCGGCTTTACCAACCCTGTCCTCATCGACAAGGACAACGGCATCATCGCCGGTCACGGTCGCGTGCTCGCCGCTCAATCCCTCGCCCTCGAGACCGTCCCCTGCATCCGCCTCGGCCACCTCACCGACACGCAGCGCCGAGCCTACATCCTCGCCGACAACCGCCTCGCCGAGATCGGCGGCGGGTGGGATGAGGAAATGCTCAAGCTCGAGCTGGCGGATCTC